TTGAAGGTTCTAATTCCAGTCGCACAGCACCGCTAGACTGGTTTGCTACTTATGCGAGCGCAAAACTAAATCGGGCCGTAAAACTTGAGATGGATTCCGCCATCAATCGCCGCTTCTCATGAACTACCAAGCCATCCGTGCCGCCATTGAAAATCCGCTTTTAACCGCGTTTGGTGCTTTGTCACCTGCCGTACCAGTTTATTTTGACAACATCACAGCTGCACCACCCAATACAACGACCGAGTACGTCCGAGTTAACGTCACTTTTGGTTTGACAACCGATCCTACGCTCACAAGTAGCATCGACAATGCCCGTGGCGCAATCATTATCCGCATTTTTACCGAGAAAGGCAAAGGGCCAGCCCGCAACCAAACCCTTTTGACCACAGCTGTAAATGTGCTGGAAACGCTCAACAACACGGCTAAATCGTCAACCGGCGTATTTTTCCGCACCGGATCAGTAAACGGGCCTACATTTTCAGCAACAGAAGACACGCCCCTCTTCATGGGACGTATCGATACATCCTTCACTGCTACGGTTTTAACTTAGGTTAGATACGCGCTAACCTAGTAGAAGCCGGGCAGTGCCCGCCCCACTGCTCATCTTTTTAGGTACTCTCCATGGCCACCGTTCTTTCGGGCACCTCCGGCGCCCTGTACTACTCTCCAGCTGGTACGTCTGTTACCACACTTGCTGCCAGTGCTTTTCCTGCCTCTGCCAGCAACATCACAGTTGGTACTTACCTGGGTTTTAAGGTCAATGACCCCGTAACTCTGGCATACCCTGCTGGTGCCACGGTTACCAACGCCATTCCAGCTGGTGCATATTTCGTTAAGACGTATGATGCCTCAACAGGCATCATGACCATCAGCAGTACTGCTGGCGGTACGGCTGCCACTGCAACCGCTTTGCCCTCAGGTTTTGGGGCTGATTTTGCCAGCATTACATACACTGCACCTGCAGCTGTCGGTAGTGTGCGTGACTGGAGTTTCGAGATCACTCGCTCTGAAATCGACGTCACCACCATTGGTCAAGAGGTCGGCCAGTACGCACCTTTCCGTAACTACATCACCGGCTTTGCCGATGGCTCTGGTACTGCCACGGTGTACACCACCGATGACGACACCAACCTGGCTAGCCGCATGATCGAGGACGTGATCCAGTCACAGCAAAGCGGTGCAACAGTCAAGCTCTACACTGACCGTGTAGTGGTGAGTGGCACTGTCAACGACACCTCTAGCCGTTCGATCACGGTGCCTGTGATTCTGACTTCGGCCAGTTTGACCGTTAACCCTGACGACGGTCAGAGCGTGGAGATTGCCTTCCGCCCAAGCGCAGCTCCTACCTTCGACCTCAGCAAGTCCTGATAACTTGCTGGATCGCTAAAACCACCCACCCCGGCCTAACCACCGGGGTTTTTTATTTCTATTGCGCTACACTAATCCGTGACCCCACTATGTAGTTCATGGCTGCCTCTACTCCTCTGAGTCCGCTGGATCGTCTTCGCAAAGCGGCCAACTTGGAACCGGCCAAAAAAGAAGTCGAGCTTAGCGACGGTTCAATTTTTGAAATGTGGGTCACACCACTGACAATGGCTGAGCGTGAACGTGCCCAAAAGCAGGCCAAATCCGAGGATGCCACCGCTTTCGCACTACAACTGCTAATCACCAAAGCCTGTGATGATACAGGTGCCCGCATGTTCAAGGCTGCCGAGATCGACATCCTCAAAAACGAGGTCAAGGACAAAGACCTTCAAACCTTGATGCTGGCTATTTTGACCGATGATTCGGAGGAGCTAGACACCAAAAGCACTTGAGGAGCAGCTTCGCAAGGACAAATACATGATGCTCCAGTTCTTTGTAGCCAAAGAGCTGGGGCTGACCTTGCACGACCTCCGCGTTCGGATGACAGATACAGAAGTACTCGGCTGGAACGCGTACTTCAATATCCAAGCCGATAACGAGCGTCAAGCCTACGAAAAAGCCAAACGAGGCCGTTAGTACCCTGACGGCCTTTTATTCTGTAAACTGAAGTACCAGATGGTATCGCTGCCGTGGCCTACAGAGCCGATATTGAGATAGGCGTTGTAGGCATCGGTAAGATTGCCCAGCTTAAAAGCTCTATAGAGCAGGTAAGTAAAACAGTAGATATATTTAATGCCAAAGCTATAAAGCAAGGTTTTAATATACAAAATCTTGACACGTATAATAGTTTGCTTATTAAAGCAGCAGCTAATGTAAATAAAGTTAAAATGGGATCACCAGAAGAATTAAAAGCCATTGAAGATATTGTAAAAGCAAAAAATAATCAAATTGCTGCACAAGAACGACTTAATAGACTAATTGCAGTAGAAGAAATAAGCCAAAAGCGTATTAAAGCACAAGCCGATGCAGGTGTTGGTGAACAAGGCCCCAAACTACCTTCCGGTGCGTTTCAACCTCCAGGTCCAACCAAACCAAAAGGCGGCCTTGGTTTCAATCGTAATCCTACAAAAGAAAATCTAGCTCTTGGCGCAGGTTTCCCGCTGCTGATGGGCGGTGGAGCAGGCCAAATAGCAGGTGGCCTAGCAGGTTCCTTCTTTGGTGAGGGTTTTGGCGGCCAGATTTTCGGTTCTGCTATTGGTCAGCAACTTGAAGATGCTCAGCGCCGCATTGCAGAAATCGGTAAAGCTACACAAACACTCAATATGGATGCCTTACGCGATAGCGCAATAACTGTCAATACAGAACTAACAAATCAAGTTCGTCTTTTAAAAGAAGCAGGTAATGCTGAAGCTGCACGATCTGCAATCCAACAACAGGTTACAGCTCAAACCGGCCTAGTTCCTGAAGCAGTTTCAGATATAACTAATAATGTCGGACTACTAAGCAATACCTGGGACGAGTTTGTAGGTGCGGTATCTGGAACACTGGCCATTATAGGAACACCATTTGTTTCAGCACTAACGGTAATTTTTCAAGGTCTTGCAAAAGCCTTACAACTCGTAAATTTATATTACACTGTCACAGGCGGTATTGTAAAACGTGTAGTAGAAATAGGAGCAAAATACTTAGGTTTAGGTGGTTTACTAGACAAACTTAAAACTAAAACTACTGCAATCAATGAAGAAGAGCAGAAACGTGTAGCCGCGTTGCAAACTCTAACCGATAAACAAAGCATAGAAATTAAAAACGGCGACAAACTTTTGCAACTTGAGTCCCAACGTCAGGCAGGTCGTACACTAGCTGAAAAAACAATCAATGCTGCTATCGATAGTCAAATTGCAAAAGATAAAATTATTCAAGACTATGCACAGAAAACTAAAGACTTACGTGTTGAATACGCTGACGTTACTTCAGAAGCCGGTAAGCGCGAACTGGAACTTGCTTTAGCACAAAATGAAGCATTACAAAATCAAGCCCTCAAACAGCAAGCTATTAAAGATAGTCTTACTCAGCAAGGTCTTGCAATTGAGGCAAATACTGAAAAATACAACGTTGCAGCTACGGCTGTTCAAAACCAGATTGCTGCCCTGGATCGCGGTAATCAGGTTACACAATCTCGATTTGGAGTGGAATCAGCTCTAAACGATCTTTATGGTGCGCAATTACAACGCCAGTATGAGTTAGCCAGAACAGACGAGCAACGCTTTAATATTGCTATTCGTATGTTTCACCAGCAGGTAAATGCTGCAAAAATCGAATACCAGCAAGCGTTAGTCAATAATCAACTTCTAATACAAAAAGCTAAATTAGAAACAAAATTAACAGAGATTAAGTATAAGCAACTGGAAGTCGAAAAAGCAATTGCTTTGGCAGGTGCTAAATCACGTGGAGCCACTCCAGCAATTTTAAATGACTTAGCCGCTGGGTACGATAAAGGTTTAGCACTACAAGAAGATGTAGTTAACGAATCGTACAAACAACTTCAAGCTACTGCTCAAATTGCTGCCAATCAAAATCAAGTTGCTGACGCAGTATTTAGAACAAAACTAATCCAAGCCGAAAGTCAACTAGCTCAAAAATTAGCTAGCAAAGAAATTGGTATGTCTAAACAAGCAGCAGATAATCTTGCTGGGGCATTAGCTGTAGGTGTACGAGAAAGCCATACGTTTAGCGGTGCAATGAGTGATGTTGCCGCAGAAGCTCACAATGCGTCACTAAATATTATGAGTGCTTTCCATGCTCAACAACAACTGAATCAGTCTAGATCAACAGCAACAGGCGCACCCATTAAAGTCAAGGGTGCAGCAGCTGGTGCCTACTGGCCTGGAGGCTTTAAAGCCTTTGCTCAGGGTGGTATGGTAACTAAACCGACACTCGGACTCATTGGCGAAGGTGGACAGCCAGAGTACATTGTTCCAGAGTCCAAGGCTCAAAACTTTGCCATGAACTACCTTATGGGTGCCCGTGGAGCAGCAGCAATCCCTCGGTTTGCAGAAGGTGGCTACACAGGTAATGCCAACGTAAGCATCCAGACCGGACCTGTCACCCAAATGAACGGTGCCAACTACGTCACAACTCAACAAATGAGTGCTGCCGTCAAAGAAGGTATCGATCAAACCATGCGTTTTATCAGTAGGGACATGAACATTCGCAGAAGCATGGGGATTGCATAATGATTAACTACGACATTATGTGTTTCCTGGAATACTACGAAGATCGAGATAACATCGTCGATCCGGTATCTGGATTTCGCACCCCCACTGGCAAGTGGCAGAATTTTTATCCAAACGCACAAACTTTAAGTATCGATCCAAATGCCAATGGCCCATATCCATATTTAGCTTTTGATGCCCGTGGATTCGGTTCATGCTTAGCCAGTGC